CGATTAAATTCATACGTTCACCTCATTCGTGTATATAAATAAAAGGGGCATACACCCCCTGAATTAAATTTTAGTATTAATTACTCTAGGTGTGTTAGCTTTAGATATAGCAGATAATTTCCTTTGCAACGCTTTAGCAATTGTTTCAGGGAATTCTTGATCTTCTCCATTAAATTTTATGCTAACACAGTAACCATTATAAAGAAAAGTATATACGTCACCACAGAACTGCCTATATACTTCACTTCCGTTGACTTTAACCATAGGCTCATTAAGAAGTCTTTCAAAAAATGGATTTGAGTGCTTTCTTTTTGTTACCTTTTTAACTTTTTTATCTTCTACTGTAGTGTTTATATTTTCAGACATTTAACCACCTCTTCTTTAAAAGTTGCCCAGACCAATCACCTGTCAGTTGGCTACTTACGCTTATCTGGGCTTTGGCGTATTAAGTAAACTCTTAATTACGTTTGAGATTCAGTTTGAGATGCAGGAGCACCTAAGTTATCTACATTCCAATTTGGAGTAATATCAAACTTACTAGCTGAGTGAATTATTGTAATAGCCATTGGGTCAACAACTTTAGCACCTGTCCATAATTTATAACCAAATGTTGCTCTTTGACCTAGTGGGTCATCTTTAGAAGCTTCAAACGCAGTATGATAATACTTAACGTTGCTAGTACCTAATTTGATAACCATGTAAGGATCTTTTCCAAGTAAAACTGATTTATAAACGTTAACACCTGATGAGTTTTGTACAACTTCTGCAATCAGTGTTTCTACGAAATAATAACCATAAACTTGATATTGTTGTAGCGTTCCAGATTTAATAGGACTATTGTCATTTCCAGGAACTAACACTCTATCTTTTAAATCTTCATCATCTAGTAAGTCTTGCATTACGTTAACATGCATTACTACAACAGGCTTGTTTCCAAACTTAGGATGTCCTTGACGTCTATAATTCTTTTGAGTAAGTACTGCTTTACGAATTTCTTGTAAAGTTAACACATCCTCAGCAGTAATAGCATTTATATTTGTCTTATTATTCACATACCACTCTGAAGCTTCTGCTCCAAAAGACATCATAATATTACGTTCAATTACCTCAGCAGCGTGACGTGCTAATTCTGGCATATAGATTGACTTAATATCGTCATCATGAATAGTATCTACCCAATCTGTTAATTCAATATATGCACCATATTGGTTTACAACACCTTGAACTTTTTGTGCTTCAACCTTTAATGGAGTTGGTGGTGTACCTTCTGCTAATTGTTCTGCTACTAAGTTTGGACTTACAGGTAAATGATTATATCTACGATATGAGATAGTAGTTGTTCCGCTATTGACAGGAATGACTGTTTCTTTTCCTAATGTTGAGAATACAAAGTTTGAACGCTCTAACACAATCATACCTAGTAAATACTTATTCCAATATTCCGCAGTTTTATTATTATTACGTTGAACCGTTGATAATTTATTTGCATTTGCATTTAACGCCATAACATTTCCCTCTCTTTATTAAAATATTTTTTCAAATGGAAGCCCACGCTCCTTTGCAAATTTAGCAAGATCTTCATTAACCAAATCATCAATGGACTTTTGAGGTGCTTCTCCTTGATTTTTGAAAGGTTTCTCTACAAACTTTTCTTCATCCTTCATCTGTTTTAATACTTTTTGTGTTTTACGCTCAGCAATAATATCTGCAGCATAACCCTTTATAAGTCTTTCAGGATTTTTTATATTATCAAGATTCCAACCATCTTCGTCCATATTGGTTATGATTTGGTTTATTTCTGACTCTGTTAATTTATACTCTTTTGCAAAGTTATCAAGAATTTTGACAAAATTTTCAGCTTTTTGTTTTTGGATTAACTCTAGTTTTTCACGCTCAATTTCAGCAATACGTCTTTTTTGTTCTTGTAATTCTTTATAAATTTCAGGATCAATGTTTCTTGCTCTGGCTTCTTCTTCCATTTGCTTTTGACGCATAGCCTCAAGCATTTCTTTGGAATCTTTGTAGCCATACACTCTAGCCATTGTATCCATTTCATTTATAAAGTTTTCATAACTAGTGGATTTTTTCTTTAATTCTCTAGCCTCTTGTCTTAACTTCTTAAAAGCATAATCTGCTTTTGATTCTTTCTTAGAAGGCTTAGCCTTTACATCATCTTCTAAATATTCTTTAGATTCATCATCCGATTCTTCAACTTCTTCAGTTTCTTCTACTTCTTCAGTTTCTAATTCATCTGTTGAATCTTCATCATCAAATTCACCTTCGGTTGCAACCTCGTTTTCATTTGATGGTTCTTCTTTGAATTCTTCTTCTAGAATTGCTTCAAGTTCCTCTACACTCTCAGGAACTTTCTTAAAATCATCCATTATACTCCTCCTCATAGTATTTTAATAGCCGCTACGGTCGGCTTTTAATAGAAATGCACTGTGTATTATATAGCCGCACAGGTCGGCATTAATATCTACTATTATATAGTCTTAAATATATAAAAAGTTGCACTAATTGTTAGAAATATTTTCAAATACTTCATCACCAGTAACTTCTACATCTTCTAAAGCCTCAAATACTTCATCTCCTGTGACTTCTACATCTTCTAAAGCTTCAAATACTTCATCACCAGTAACTTGTGCTTGTGCTGTCAAAGCCTGTTCTTGTGCCATTTGTTCTTGGACTGCCTTAGCCTGTTCTTGTATCATTTGTTCTATTTGAGCAGTAACTCTATCTACAGTAGGCATTTCTTTACCATTTAAAATTTCAATAATTCCTTGTTGAACAATATTAGGATCTATACCATATTGTGATGTAAGATCAGTCCACTCTAAAATAACTTCCGCTTTTGTTTGATTATCCTTAGTTAAAATATTCTTATAACGCTCAACTAATTCATCTCTATTAGGGATATCATAAGTCTTAATGATATCTAATAAGTTAAGCACCTTAACATCTGAATCATATTGTTGTTCAATTTGATATAATTCTTGTAATAATGCCTTAGTCTTTTCCTTAGAGTATGGAGTTCTAACATCTAAATTAATTCCAAAAGTATATTCAATATCTTTAATATTTTCTGGAACTTCTAGAGTGTCAAATTTAAAACTACCATCGGCTTGTCTATCACCTCTAGTGTATAATGTTTTACCAGCAAAAACATGAATTATAAACTGCACAATTATATGAGTTAAATCTTCTACAAATTCCTCTAAATTCTTTAAAAAGTTTTGTTCAATTATCTTAGCACGATGAATTGCTTGTTCAGTGCCTCCCCTAGTGTTACCGACTGTTCCTAATGCACCTTGGAACGGGTCAGAAACTCCTGCAATCTTATAAATTGTTTGTTCATTTTCACGTTTAACTTCTAGCATACCTTCGTCAACACTGTTTTGCATTAAAGGTGCTACGACATCTCTTGGGTTTCCTTGAACTGATAACACTATTCCAGGTGCACCTATAACTTCGGCAAAGGCTTCAGGATTAACACCCTTAGTCTTATCTAAAACAAAACTAGGTGCTGCAAATTGTAGTGCAACGTTAGTTATAGCAGACTCTATACTGTTAACTGATTTTTGAAGAGGTAATAATCTATCCATAAGTGATATACCATATGGAGATTTAAATCTCTTTTTCCATCTTAGTTGTGCTATTGGGTAAACACTAATAGGTAATTCAACAGTATCTTCAACAATAATACTTCCGATTAGAACTGTCTTTTCTACAACATTGCCACTCTTTTCATAAATTGTCCATTTAGTTAGAACATTATCTTGTTGACTTGAATATTCTTCTCCTAGGTATATTTCTCCTCTATCACTTGTAGTAAAGATATCTGCACTTAATTCCATTTGTTTTGAATAATCTTTCTTTGCTTGTGCCTTTGTAATACGCTCTACTACAATAATATATTCAGCATCTTTAAATTCTAATGCTGATGGGTCTATTAAAACAGATGCTGGATTAATAAAGTAAGCATTTAACTTACCTGTTCTAACAGCATTTGTTCCCCCAACCTTAGCCTTGTTATCATAAACAATGTGAATATAAGACTCCCTTAAGACTGCTGCTTGTTCAATAGCATCATCAATAAGGCTGTCCATATTCATCTCTTTCCATAAATTATGATAAACATCATTTATTTTTTCAATAATTTCTACATCATCAGGGCTTAATGGTTCTAATTCGCCTACATAATCATTTGACTGTAAAGATGCTACACGAATATCAATAGCATCACTAGCATAAGGTGCATTAATATTAACAACCCAAGGCTGAGAATGTTGATACTGTGTTAATTGATGTTGTTGTCCTTCATAAAATGCTGCAAGTTCAACATAATCATCAAATCTCTTAGTATCAAACTGTCGAGCCTTGATAAACTTATTTACATATTCTTTTGCTTTTTCACTCATTAGCTTTCTCCTTCATTCTTTTTATTACGTGTTGTTTAACATATTCAGGTGCACCATTAATAAAAACATTAGTCTCAGATGATTTAGTCTCTTCTAGGGCACTAACTCTTGATATCAAATCAGAATACATCAATCTAAGTTCTGACAATTCCTCCTTAAGATTACTAACATCAGACATTAGTTTAATAATATCAGTTTTAAAATCTCTTTCCATAAACGCCTCCTCCATAAATAACTTTCTTTTCATCATATTGTGCTCTTATAGCCCCCTGAACAGTATCTCCAGCCCATACATTTGAGACATTAGTAATCTTTGGAGTAAATAAAGGTGCATAAGACTTGCTGCTTAAATATATTGAATTCATATCATTAGGGTCTTGTGGTAGTGGGGCTATCATATATCTCAGGCAGTCCATTAAGTGATTATCTTTATCAATAGGCTTATTAGAATCTTTTAGACCTGCTTGGTTATACTTATATCTAAGCATTTCCCATTTAGTCCAATGTAAATTAGAGAAAAACTTTAACTTACCAGCATACATATAGTCTCTAACCTTTTCTATCCCAAATAGTATATCATTATTAGCCTCTTCTAACATTATACCAGATTGTCTATAAAAGTAAGCCTTATAGGATTGACCGTCTCTATCATTTCTCTTAGCAATACTAGGATCTCCTTGGATAGGCATATAAAAGTCTAAACCTGCAACTAATTTTTTCAAATTATGTGCGTGATATGTTATAGGTTGTTCTGGTTCATAATACTCTTGATAGACATATATACAACCATCTTTAGGGTCAATAGCACCAAACAGGGCAGCAGTAGGGTCATTAAATCCAGGGTCAAAGCCTCCTATACGTTTCCAATCTTTTGGTATTTCAAAAGGCTCAATTACATGCTTACTAAAGTCTGGATAGACCGCACCTTCTACAATATCTAAGTAACAGTCTATATATTTTCTTATCCACCTAGCATCTTTACCCGCAGACATACGTTCTATAAACTCGGCTGGAATAAATTTATTATCCCTAGTGCTAGATAAGAATGAATGAAAGTGCTTATTAGGATTTGTAACCTTTAGTTTCTCATAGGTAGATGTATCAACGCTAGGACTGCCAACTATCTTATCACTCATAAGCAAGAATTTGTCCATTAACCACCCCTCTTCTGGGTTAGATGATAGAATACCTAGATACTTATAACCTATCTCATTACCATCACTATCTTTAATGATACCACTTTTATGACGAAGTCTAGTCATAAGTTGATCAAATATCTCATACTTAACACCACTAGCCTCTTCTATATAAAACGCTGTTAGGTTAAGAGACCTTAGGTCATCTGGGTTATCTGATGCATAGACTAATATCTCATGTCCATTAGTTAGTTTATAATAAGGTCTTGGATTTTTCCTAGACTTCTCAATAAACCAAGGAGGTAAGAACCTTTCTAACTCAGGTATTACTGCATCCTTTACTTGGTCTAGGATAGGTGCTGTTATAAGAGACCTTCCATGAGGCGTACTAAGGGCTGCGGCTGCTAACTCAGCACAACTAGCAGTAGTCTTACCACTACCAAACCCACCAAGGTTCAACTTATATTGTGCAGTAGATTTGTGAAATGCTTCTTGATGTTCTAGCGGCTTATAGTCTATTAATGTAAG